ATGACAAAATCTAATCAATCAAAAACGACAGAATCTCCGGCGCCAGGTAGTTTGTTGACCTGTGGGATCATTGCCCCAATTTCAGAGATAGATAATTGCTCAGCACAACATTGGGCCGAAGTGAAACAGATCTTTATTGAAGCAGTTGATTCAATTCAAGATCCAAAATTTAGTGAGGCTAAATTAGTTAGCGATGACGATCCAGTTACTGTCATTCACAAATCGATAGTACAAAATTTATACAATTCAGACATTGTTATTTGCGATATGAGTGGTAAAAACCCAAATGTCATGTTTGAACTTGGTATGCGGTTGGCATTTAATAAACCAGCAGTCTTAGTTATTGATGATAAAACCGATTACTCATTTGATACTGGAATCATTTCACACATCACCTATCCACGAGATCTGCACTATCAGTCTATTTTGAAATTCAAAAGCGATCTTGCAAATACAATTGCAAGTACATACAAAGCAACCGTAAACGGAACTGCGAGATCATTTCTGTCAAACTTTGAGGAAATATCTGCGAGCAAATTATCTAAAAAAGATGGATCGCTTGATGACGTCATTATTGATAGACTCGATCAGTTTCAACGTGAATTAGTGATGCTTAAACATTCACAACAAAATTCAATGTTATTGAACCGCATGAACGAGAGAAAGCATGGCAGCGTTACGGGTCGAGTAGTGTCCCTTTCATCTATTAGGAATATCGCTCAGGAAATTGCAAACAATGAGTTTTCACCAAAAGAGGATCGAGCCGCTTTTATATCACTATTGTCCGAAAGAGCAGGTCTAAACAAAAATGATCCAATTCTAAATGACATCATAAATAACCTAGATATTTAAGTAATAGAATCCTCCCCGAATATACAAAGCCATGACTGAGCATATTCAACCACTCCCCGCTCAGTCTCAACTCGCTCAAAACCAAACAGCATCATCCGGTCACCCTCCATCCAAAGGATTTGCGGTTCAAAAAGTGTGTATTTCGTGATCCCGCGCACAAACCGAGCGAGTTTCACGACACGATGCAACCCCTGATCTGATGCGTTGCCAGCAATGGAGTCGGCTAAGGTCTTGCTTTGGAATGAAATGCTTTCACAGAATTTACGTAAAGCAGATATGGCGCGAAGACTGAACGTTCACATGCCGCAAATAGATCGATTATTCGACATTCATCACTCAACAAAATTGGAGTTTGTTGAGCAAGCGGCAAAGGCGCTCGGAAAAAAACTCTCACTTTCTTTCGCATAAAAATAAAGCCCGGTATATCCGGGCTTTATTGTTTATTCACTCACTAAGGGCGATCATCTATCTCATCATGTTCACCACACACCCGGAAGAATATGCAGCTATCTTCATAAGTAAAGCTTGCTTTATACGTGTCGCTTGACGTGATGTGAATAGTATAGACTGGGACTTGCTTTGTTTTTTCAAAAACAGAAGGAACTGTTTTGCTCTTCAAATTATGAAAATGCAGCTTAGCAGGCGCGCTATCAAGATCTATCAAAACCAACTCACCAATTATTCGGCGAGCCTCTTTCGCAATGTCTGGCTTAAGTCTAGAAAATGTTCTCTGAAATGTAGGGTTCCCAAAGTCAATTCGCTTAACTACACGCATTAGCCAGGCATTCCCATAATTTTATCCAACATAGCTTCAGCATCTTTTTTCGACGATGCACTATATAAATGCTGTACTTGGTATAGGTTTGCATCATGCTCAGTGATTTTCCACTGCGCATGGTTAGCCATTGCATAAAGTTCAGACATAACACCAGAGACCTGCTCCAGAGTAGCTTTTAACTCTAATGCTCGCTGAGTATCAGAAAAATTTACTAACATTTTTTCAACATGCTTTTTGATCATTTTTGATGACTGCTTGATAGATTCAAGCTTATCCCAAATACGACCATTTTCATCAATGCACTCATCAATCGGCATTCTATCTATACCGAAAGCGATACCCTCAAGCTCAAAACAAACTGAAGCACTTTCTTTGGCAATACGTGAAAAGTGATTATTTAAGCGACTGAAAAAATGATTAAGCATCCAATCTGCCAATTTTTTGATTGGGAAAACTCCAATCAAAGAAAAATTGATATTCTTGCGAGGAATATGCCCCTCAACAGCATGGATTGAGGCAGCGGCAGAATCAATGGTTGCTAACATAGAATGATGCAACATAGTAATTCCTATCTAGTGTTTAGCTCAAACAGTAGGCTGATGAGTAAAACGCGTTAAGCATTTGCTTAACATTGATTATAGCCGCGAACGTCAATATATATAATTAATTTATAGTGCCCAATATGGCTATTACACGTCTTTTTTGGTTATTCTTCCAACATTAATTATCAATATAGCAATCAAAAGTCGATTCCCGTCGCTTAACCGCAAATTAGCCACACGTATGATGTGGTTAATTTGCTTTTTTATTTTCCGCGTGGCAATATTTTTGTTATTAAAATTTTATATGAGGCTTTTATGCGGAAACAAAATGGCGGATCTGAAGTTATATTACTTTTAGCAATTGGAGCAGCTGTTATTGTCTGGACAATATCAAAGGCCATCAACCTCGATATGCTCCTAACTCTAAAAGAAATAATTGCAATATCAGCAGGTACGGCGGTCTATGTCTTGATGTTGAAATACTTAGACATCTCATTTAAAAGATCTTTTTTATTCTTTGTTGCGTTTGTCATTCTCTTGATAATACCTGCCTTAGACTACTACGCGAACCCCTATGCTGCAGATCCAGCTTGGTCGAAATATATCACTAGTGATACGGCATGGTATGGGTCAATATACTGGCAACTTGGAATTATAGGCGCACTGGTAGCTGCTGGAATTTGGCAGAATTTTTCTGAAAACAGATAACAATCATCGACGGTAATAAAGCCCACTAAATGTGGGCTTTATTACATTAGTGCAGACGTCTGCACATTCAAATCACTTCGTTGCCGCCTGCAGCTTTGCGTAAAACTCCCGCAATCCTAGTGCTTGCTCTCGCCAGGCGAGGCAGGCGGTGGCGTTGAATGCGTTTGTTTCTGCGACCTCAACAAGCGAAATTCCGGAGGGTTCTCGGTCAGTATCGGCGACGGGTCCGGCAGACTCACCGATCCAGGCTGCGTCGTGGATGCGCACGAAGCCAGCGTTGATAGCACAACCAGCATTGTCATCAGAAGTGATGTAAATCGGCACTTGTTTTTCAATTGCTTCTCCCTTTGTGTAGATGGTTTTGATGCGAGGCACGTATTTGATTTGAGTATCGATCACGATTTTTGCTTGCGCCTGTGCGACTTTGACCGACTGCGCTGCCTGCTCTGATACGTAATCAATGTGGGCTTGCCCGGCGCTGCGCTCACCGTGCATCATGCCAAGCAGATAGATCACTGCGCCTGCTGCGACAGCAACCAGCGCCCGCACGTACCACGGCATGAGTCGAGTTATTGAGTCAAACATATCTTCCTTTCATCGTTGCGCCGTTTAACAAGCCCAGGTAACTCAACACCGCCAGCTTTTGCCCACTGTCGATTTATTTCATTGCAAGCACCGATGTAATCGCCCTTATTCAGCTTCGTTACCATTGTTGATGGCCGCCCAGACTTCAGCATGCAAAAGCCGTCTTTTACCCCTGCCCTACCAGGTCCGACATTAAAAACAAACGATACGAAAGCTGCACGCTGGTAATCATTCATCGGCACATGGGTGCATGACTCCATTGCGCTCTTTGCGTCCAGCAAATCTCGAACAGTCAGTTCGTCGCACTCCTGGACAGTTGCTATATCCCCCATCTTTACGCCACCTGTATGCCCGCGACAAATCGTCGGGATGCTAATTGGGTCAAGGTACGCTTTCGTTGACATCCCCTCGTACATTGCGATGATCGGGAACGCTGCAGCAATTCCTGCAGTTGCCAGCCGCTTTTTTAATACGTCATTCATTTTGGATTCATCCCCATTTTTATCGCCACGATAATTCCCCACACAGTGAGAAAAAAACTCAGAATTGCTGTAATCGGTTTTGCCAGCCGCCCTATCCACGTCAGCACTTTAAATGCCGATTTGAAACTATTAAGGATGTCAATAAGCTCTGACGTATTACTCTCTGTGCGTCGTGTTGATTCGGTGTTTGCGTCAAGCTGCTGCTGGATGGTATCCATGCGTAGCCGCAGCTCCTGAATCGTTTGCGGGTGAACTTCATTGCCGAAATCATCTTGCATCGCCTCTCCTTTGGGCACAAAAAAACAGCCCACCGTGAGTAAAGCGGCGGGCATAAAAAAACCCGCCGAAGCGGGCGTTTGGTACTGCTGACAAAAATACTTATCCGGGCAAGGCGATGGCGTTAATCTCCGCAACTGTCGCGGCATTTAACAGAGCTAATTTCATCGCTTCTGACTGATTAAAATTCACAACGCCCTGCGCAGCCATGCTTGCGTACATCGATTTAAATTTCTCAATCGTGTCCATCTGGATATATGCGTTATCTGCGGTTTTCCAGACATTCGGAAAATTAGGAGGAAATGCGCCGGTGATCGCAATTGTCGTCGCAACGCTTTCAATGTCTCCACGCGACAACGCATCGCATGAGATCAAATGGCCAAGATGTGGGAACGTCGATGCGTTCGCAGTTGACCGCCACGTGTTGATTGCATCGTTTTTTGCGCGTTTTAATGCAGTCATGATCTGAGCGCACTCAGCAGCCGGTCGAGGCTCAATACGCCATTTTGTATGCAGTACACCGCCAACCTGCTCGATGCCATCATCAACTGCTATTTCTACTGCGGAAACGGCTGGAGGTGCTGTTTCATGAACAAATTCGATATCAAGAAACGCAGCGTCAGCAGCACTCAGATCATCAGGTATTTGATGATTCGGGAATGCGTCTGCGAGGGCAATACGATCAACAATAGATCCGTTTTTTAGTTTGAATTTCATGTTTATCCTAAGTCAACCACATTGGTCGTCGGAAGAGTAACCACCTGACCATCTGCACTGGTCAGAGTGATATACACTGGATTATTCCCCGGTGCGTATAACCAATCCGGTTTAGCTATGTTGTACGCATTGTTATCTGGTGGCGCGATGTTGACTGTCGAAGCCAATACGCCGCTAACATAGGCTCTGAGCACATAAGGTCGAGTACCGCCAATGACTTGATTTATGTAAAGCGAGATATATGGATTAGCACTCGATACATTAGGACTGCACGAAAACGATGAATATGTCAAAGGCGCAGCAGTAATGCCGCCCATGATCTTTTTAAAATGCCTCATCGAACCACCTTGCCGTATATCGTCGCACCAGCATCCCGTGTCCAAACCAAAATGAAGTCGGTTCCAGCGGATTGCAGCGTTACAGCGTTACTCGCAAACGTGGTCGTGAATGATCCATCTGATTTGACCCAGTTAATCGTTGGAAACGCGATGGTTCTGCCGCCGAAATTGACGCACTCAATCAGCAATTCATCCGTGTTGCCGGATGTATCCCAGCCCGCCAGCGACAGCGTGATGTTCCCTGTGGCCGTGATCTTTTGATGCCCCGCATCGCTGACAGTAATTGCGGCAGTGCCAGAAGCAAAGCTACCCTTGTCCAAAAACGTGACTTTCTTCGCTTTTGTGTTGATCGATGTCACTGCATCGCTGATCTGCCTCTGTAACTTCCCGACGGCGACTAAGACAGTATCTGTCGTAGCAACGGCGGCATTGGCTGCGGTCGATAATCCAGTCAGCACAACAGCACGGACAGCCGCTGCAAGATTCCCCCATGTTTTATTGCCGAGGTAGTAGTCTGTTGTAGCACCAGCGGCCACTGCCGGTTCCTTGCCATTGAATGTTGCCCAGTCCGTTTTATCAAGATATCCGCTGGCCGTGTTTGTCGCCGCAGGCATTGCAATGACGGGATCTATGCCGCCAGTTGATGTCAGCGGTGCAGTTGCTGATACTGAATTCAGCGTGCCTGTTCCAGCCGGGCCAATATCTCCTTTATCACCTTTGTCGCCTTTGTCCCCCTTCTGCAGCACAAGATTCAATACTTGGTTTGGGGTTGCGCCAGAGATAGTCGCAGACGGTGTGGCGCCCGATGTTACCGTACCGACTGATAACACATTGGCTGGGCCAGTCGCGCCGGTGTCGCCTTTTACGCCTTGAATCCCCTGATCACCCTTACTTCCTTGAATTCCAGGAATACCTTTTTCCCCCTGAATACCTTGGATACCTTGAATGCCTTGATCGCCCTTGTCACCCTTAGCGCCCTGAATATCACTTGATTTCCAAACAGATCCAGACCACACATAGATCGCTGTACCGATCAAATAAGCATCGCCAGAAATAATGCCAGAGGCTGGCAGGGCTTCTGGCGATGTCAAAATGCCCTTCAATGCCAACCCTTTACCGACCAGATCGCCATTGTTATACGCATCACGGAAACTGCCAAACGTGCTGAGCAAAGTTGTTGCTGACTGCGCGAGCTGCAAGATATATGACTGCGTTTGAGCGATGGCATAGGCTGCATTTGCAGCTGTAGCGCCCTTATACTGCGTAACAAGTCGCAGCGCCGTTGCAGAGATGACTGATTCAACTTCATACGCGCCGCCATCTGGCCCGAAGAAAATTGCACCGCTCAGGACGTTCGATACAAAATCAACATTCTGCCCAGCGACATCGCGAGAATTGACGGTCACACTGACCGACCCCGCCCGATACCATCCCATAGAAACTCCTTTAGACGAAAAAAAACCGCTGATGACGCGGCTTTTTATGAGTAGTGCTTTGATTAAATTTTCGGATACTTTCGCTTCACTTCATCACAAGCAGCAATGTAGGCGATCATTTTTGAATCATCCCCTTTGCTTTGCCAGTACAGTGCATCTGCAAAATCCTGCATCGGTGGATATTCAAGAAGTCGCTGCTGGACATACGTCACAGGTGGCTCTGCTGAAATAAACTCACCATCGATGAATCGCCAGCGGCCATGCGGTGCCATGCCGATATGAACATTGCTATGACCATCAGTGTTCATGTCGATTGTTTCCTGCTGACAAACGCCTGCTTTAATAACCAAACCAGTTTCGTCAGTAATGAAATAATTAATCATATTCATCGTTTTATCACTTGTATAAATAATGACGCTCCGTTCGTGTTGCGTGAGTCGTTAGACTGCAACACGTACGTGTGGTATCCAGCACCAGGCCTGTCGATAATGCCGCGCGATGCCATCGTCCCCGCACCTGGTATTTCGCCCCACAACTGAGTACCGTCGCGCTGTAACGTGATAGCCGAATAAAATGATTGCGTTAGCGACCCCTGTACAAATACCGGATAGTCACCGTCAAGATAAACACTGACGGAAACCGAGCTTGCCTGTGCAAATGCACCGACAGGTACTGTGACCGCGTTACCTTTTATTTGCAACGTATCGACATTGGCTGTCTTGATGTGAGCAGTGGTGATCCACTCTTCCCCAATGACGGCTTGATTGATAAAGACCTGCCCACCCTGCACAACAAATGGGGTCTGCAACGTGCCGGTGCTTTCATCAATAATCGCGACACGCTGCGCCGAGAGTAATACTTGCGACTCAGTGACCCCGTTCCTGCTATTCACACCAACACCAATGCCCGCGATGATCGTTCGTCCACCTGATACGATCTGCGTCTTGATCGTCTGCATAGCAGATAAATCGCCATTGATATTAGCAACAGCCGTTGAGACGTTTTGCACCGTTGCAGACGTGTCATTTGCCTTTGCAGTTACGGTATCCACTTTCACTGCCAACGAACCAAGTGCATCAGCTCTGGCACTGATTTCAGTCTGAATTGCGGCCGTATTTTGATCAACTTTGACAGTCAGCGTATCAAGTCGTCCAGCTTGAGCACTATCAGCAGTTGCTCTGACATATTGCTCATTCTGTATTGCTGCTGTGTTTTGATCTACTTTAACCGCCAGTGTATCGATGCGACTGGCTTGCGCGCTGTCTGCTGTTACTCTCGCAGTTATTTCAGATTGAATTGAAGCAGTTGCCTCCCCCATCCGCACCTGCAACACTTCGACCTTGCTTGCTTGAGCGAGTTGACTTGTCGCCAGCGTCTCTTGCTTCGTCTGAATCGCAGCAAAATTGTCGTCATACGCTGACTTCATTGTCGTGACCCGTTGCGACAGCGCCTGATTACTATCTGTGACGACTTGCTGAAGATCAGTTATCTGCGCAAGATTTTCAGCATATTTAGCCGATGTCTCGGATCTGGTAACAGAGATCGATTTATCTGCATCAGAAAACGCAATCAAGTGCAGTGCAGCCATTGCCTCACCATCTCTGATTGAATTTTCTTGTCTCGATACCAGCGATTGAAGTGCTGAACCGTCCGGGATATTGACTATCGCCGTTTCAATATCGATGAGGCGCGTATCGATCTCTTTTATGTCGTCAATCGGCTTTAATAAATCTATTGCCAACTGCGTTTTACTGATTTTCCCATTCAGATAATCAAGAATGTTTTTCGCATCTGTGCTGGAGACTCCGCGAATGCCAGCGCCGGTCGGGTAAAAATCACTGATGCTATTTCGCTTATCAATTAATCTCACCCAAAAATAGTATTCGTCGCCTGCAGCAAGCCCAGTCAATGAAAATGACACTTGCGGCGCAGAGATACTTGCCAGTTTTACTGCGTTAGCGATCTGCGTGGATTTTGAATACCATATTTCGGATGCGGATAAATGCAACATCGTCGCATCGTCAACAGTCCACGCCACATCGATCCCGAACACTTTTGATGTCGTCGTCAGACCTAACGATGGCGCAACTGCAGATCCACCACCAGGCGATACCTGCGCATTAAAATCAACCGTCTGCGATTTAGTACCTGTTGCAGACACAGCTGTGACTGTAAAGCTATACGAACCAGCCAGCATGCCTTTAATTTCATAGCTGGATGCTTGCACAGTATCAGTCGTCCACGAACCATCTTCGCGCCGCCAGGTAACGATGTACTTTGGAGCCTGACCGAACCAACTCAGTATTCCATCTGTTGCAGACAAACTAGGGTCAACCCAGTACGTATTTGATGAAAACATCAGATTCGTCGGCGCATTTGGAATCGTTGCTAACACAGTCACCGGCTGACGTTGAATCTTTGTCCCGTTATCGATATAGCCGAACTTGCCGGGTTCATGCCTGATTGCCGATATCTCAAACGAAAGCGAATCTTTCTGCGTGATCGATATAATCCGATAAGTCGGCGCAACCAGAGCCGCACTATCAACAGACCAGATTGCAGGAGCCTGCGGCATCACAGACCATTCGCCCTCGACCGTCACATCATTACCAGAAACAGACGAAACGACCTTTGTTTCAGATATACCTGTCGGTAAGATGACGCTGAGACTGTCACCGGCAGCAATGACCGGCGCTTTATCCAGCGTTACAACACGCCCGGACGCTGCACGAATACGACCACCATTTCGACGCCCGGCTTTATTTGGATTCGCGATCCGGACAACCTGCCCAGGAGCAACGACCAACGCATCAAGCGCAACGCCAAACGTCACCACATCTGTTTCCAGGCGAGACGTTAGCAATGCCCATTTACCAGCTCGCTGCGCCTGCCCTTGCGATGAGCAACCAAACGCAGTGATATTGAGTTGCTGAACGCCGTAGCGAATCAAACCATCGTCATCTTGCACGTACTCAGATTTCTGCTTGTAGAAATTTGCAGGATCATTCCACGACACAACTGCGACTGTATAACGTGTTTTCTTGCTGCTGCCAGTGTTATGAAACTTACCGTCGATAACGTTTGCAGCTGTGAAGATATAAGTCGGGTCTTGCGGCATATCTGCTGATGCCACAATCGTGCCGCCAGCCCAGTATGTGATGCCACGGAACAGAGCCGCCAAGTCCTGAAGCACTTTGTATGCCTCTGCTGCGCTCTGCAAATACAGATTACATGTGAAGCGTGGCTCAGTACCACCGTGACCATCTGGCACCATTTGATCGCAATACTGCGCGATCTGGTACAAACCCCATTTGTCGACGTAAGACGATGGGATTAAATTACCCAAACCATAGCGCCCATTGATCAGAAGATCATAAAATATCCATGCCGGATTATTCGTCCATGCTGGTTTAAACGTCCCGTTCCAGATGCCGGAATACGTTCTGGCCACTGGATCATAGTTTGATGGAACCGATAGAATGCGGCCGTACAGATCATAAGCGCGAGTCGGAATGCTCTGAAACTGCGCCGCATCAATCTGCACACCAACAATCGCTGACATGGGATACCGCATACGCGCATCGATCAACTCGGTGTACGTCAGAATTGACGTTGTATCTGCTGTCGTTGAACTGTTCGCATTCGGCGTTGTTCTGACTACGCGAACAGTCCAGCCAGTCATTGCCTTTGGCAGTTTTATCCGGTGACTGCGCTGGTATTGTGATGTGGTCTTGCCTGAAAATGCGGTGTCAACCACGACTTCATAAGCACTACCATCAGTCGACAACTCGATTTTATAGGCAACGGTGTAGCCATTGATATTACCGTTCGATGTATCAGCTTTGGTCAGCGCATTGATACCAAGACGAATGCTGATCGATGTCAGTTGCGTGTTAGAGAGCGATTTAGTCCATGGCGATGTTGATCGCAATTCGACACCGACACCGATCTCATTTGATACATCCGGAAAGCCGTCAATCGGGTCCTGAACTTGCGTGCCCGGGCGAAAGTCAACCGTCGCCCCTTTAAAGTTGTATGTGCCGTCAGCGTTTTGCAATGGGGTTTCATTAAAATAGACGGACTTCATCCCATCTACCAACCCCTGAATTTCTCCCTCAGATACAAGATCGAGCACTTTCGCATAAGAGATACTATGCAGACTGTCTGGGGTTTCTGAACCGCCGCCACCACCACTACCTGACTTGCCTTTGTAACCGATAATCTCGCGCATTTATAAACCTTTGGACGAAAAAAAGCACCCGAAGGTGCTTTGTGATGACGTTTTTTGTTTTTATTGGTCTTGTGAGTAAATCCCTGCTGAGATCACGGCAGAGCCAACGATCATACGGCCATACAGTATCGGGACCGGGTTGCCCTGCGTTGTCGTGTTCACAGCACCACTAAAATTGTATGAAGCGCCGTTATTTGCGCCGCTCGACTGAGTGGTCTGCTGAGGCGAAATTAGTTGAATGACACCGCCCAAAAACATCGATGCACCAACCGTCGCAACAAAACCGCCCACACCACCAGCACCCAATGCTGCGAATGCAGTACCACCGGTTAAGAACCCTGCACCAATCACCAATGCAGCACCGAGAATAACCTGAAACCAACCACCTGATTTTGCCCCCTGCAGTATCGGTGCAATCCTGATCGCTTCATTGCCTGTTGGCTTTTGCAGGTCTTGTTCACCAATATTTTCTTTTCCGAGAAAGACAGAGTATGCGACACCACGCTGGCTGCTGCTCATCAACTCTTGCTGAAATCCGGGAATCATCGCGCATAATGCCCGAATCGCTTCAGCGGTATTTTTTACTGCGAACTTGTGTACTCGCCCAAACTTAGCCCCCAGCTTGCCGTACAGCCGTATCGTTCTCACTTGATCCATCATTTCCCCTATATCGCAAAACTGCTCTTGTTATCTCTTGCCAATAGCCACCGTACACATCGCGACTAGATAACCGACCGTGCAGATGATGCAAAATAAGCCCGTCACCAAGGTAGATCGCTGCATGGTTCGGGACACTGTTTTTACTGCGAATCTGCATCAGAATCACGTCACCCTGCTCTGGCTCCTGCTCATGCGGGCGAATCTCAAATCCTGCGAGTGGGAACCCTTGTGTGTACAGATCACTCTGCCCGTCATTCCACCATTCATCTGAACGCTTAAAATCCGGCAACGTGATTCCGCGCTCGATCTGATACCAGTCACGAATCAGTGTGTAGCAATCCAGAATTCCATGAAAAAACTGACGCCCGACGAGCGGTGCGCAGTAGCCCGATGGCGCAATCGTATTGAACTCGCCAGCTACCGGATTACCGTCAATCTGATCAACCCTGACGATGTGCCAAGGCAGGCCAGAGGCTTCACATGAAACGAGATCAGCCTCACTGGGTTGTGCTGGCATGTTTGGGTGAGAATGCACAACAGCGATCACTTGGCCTAAGTCTTCCGCATTGGCGTAAGCCTCACAGGAAATGAGGAAATGTTCATCACCAACAGCGGCATTCTCGCAAGGTACGTAACGCTCTTTTCCCTTGACGACAATGACAAGGCCACAGCACTCGCGGGGATAGCAGCTTTCCGCATGAGCGCGTATCGCGCCTAATGTTTTTTTTATCATGTCAGACCCGCCCCAGGGAACCCACCGAAGTTAATAGGATTGCCCGCACCAAACCGGAGTTTGCAGTCAGACAGCTTACCGCCGCAACGATCTTGCGAACTGTCTGTCACCGGGTTTCCGTTCTTATCGAACTTTGCAGCGCCGGTATAACCACAGTACGGGCCACGATAACCCCCAGTACTCAGCCAAGCACAAACATTCGCAACGATCTGACGACGTGGCAATAGCGTCCCCATACAGTCCAATGCACTCGCAAGCTGAAACTCGACAACTTCACTGGTTTCGCTGCTTTTTTGCTCGATATACCAAATCTCCAATGGGAACTCTTGTGTTGGATCTGCAGTGGGATTCCCATTTTTAAAATTAATAGCATCGAGATATTTACCCATCGTCGTATGCCGGGTCAGTTTAGCGCCGACTAGATCATCAAAATAGATGCACATTGATGAAATACTTCCGTCGATATTTCCCACCGATAGCTGCGGCGTCGGCAAGCTACCCGATCCAGTCTGTGCAAAGCCAGTCGCTTGAATTGGCCATGGCGAATACTGCTGTTCTTGCCACGTAATAATGCCGGTTTGCGCGTAGCCATGGAACCGTAAAATACTTCCGCCCATCGCCGTTGCATCAAGCTCAAATAAATCAATTTTTTCAGATAGCTCAAGTAATTGAACATCAATTGTTGGAATGTTCATCGCCAATATAACCCCGCTCAAAAGTTGCAGTGATTGTGTGAATGCCAGCACCATCAGATTTAACCTGATGACTTTTACAGCGGTACGTACCCCGTACCCCTAAAGGTGGCGTGTAATAAAATGCTTGTACCCCACCCTTCTCATTCAGAAAATTAACAATAGGTAGCACCTCAGCTGTTTTACCGATCCAGGACAACTGAACAGATATATCAGTGTTGTTAATACCATCTGGAGCAACTTGAGAATAACCATCACCAAATTGCGCAGAAAGTGTCCGGTATTTAATATCGGTATTCGCGCCACCCGCAGATGGTGGCCAGATAAATGTATCCATGTTATGCCTGCCCGTTTTTCATTTTCCAGATCAAACCGCCTTGTCGCATCGACTGAGCAATACCCTGCTGTACCAGGTTATTCACCATATCTGCCAACTGGGTAGCTGCACCTGTAGGACTGCTGCCAGTTGTCGATGTTTGCGCTGATGCCGGGCGATCTGAATACACATTAATGGTTGTATGAACAGCGATAGGCCCCGCTTCTGATGACTGCTGAGACGTATTGCTATTTTTTGCCAGACCACGGATGACATTACTTTCATCCTTCGGCAATACCATTTCTTCCTCATGTAATTGTGTTAATGGGTTCACACCAGCCGGGATATCAAACCCTCCCCTTGCCGATGGGACACTTAAAGCGGCAGCGGCAGTAGCAGTTCCAGCGAAGCCTTCACCAACAGCGGTCGCAGCAGCAGCGGCAGCGGGTGCAAGGCCGGGGCCGACAACAGGGATCGCTGCTGTCGATGCGAATGCATTCAATGCCGCCATCGCTACCATCGCCTGCGATTGCGCAGTGATCGTCGCCACATACGCACCAGCGGCAACTTTATCCATTAAGAACTTCTGAATCTGCATCTTGATAAAGCCTTGGATAAATGAGTCTGCAATACTGACTGCAACATTTCTCAGACTTTCACCAAGATTTTTTCCCTGCAATATGAAATGCGAAATACTTGAAGTAACGCCATCCGTTGCGGTCGTGATCGCATCGGCAGTCATTTTTGATGTCTTTTGCTGATTGGATAAAATTGACTGATTCGATGCCAGCCAAAACCCAGTTACTTGCGCTGCTGATGTTTTTTCATTTTGCAAAATCAACGCTGTTGCTTCTTGCTTTCGCTTTTGATCATTTTGCAATGCGTTAATCATTGCTTCCTGATGCCGCCGCGATTCCGCTTCCAACATGCGATTGGCCGCCGTTTCGTTGTAATACTGTGCTTCACGAAACGCCTGTATTTTCGATGCGCGACTGGAAAACAGTTTTTCTTCAGCCTCAGCATTGGTCAGTAAACTACGCTGGATCAAGCTGTTTTCATTTTCCAGCTCGATATACGATTGCATGACCTGATTGTTAAGAGCCATTTCATCTGCAGCACGCTTTTTCTTTGCTTCGATGATTTTATTTTTGCCTTCTTCTACTTCTTTTTCGTGCCCCTCAATTTTCTTGTGTGCGTCGATGTATTCGTTAGCAGCTGCAATCTCTGCTTTATATGCTGTCTCAATCGCCAATTTTGCCTCGGCAATTGATCGATTTCGTGCACTGTAATACTCTTCGGCACTTAACTGATCGCTGTTGTAATACTGCTTTAAAAACTGCTCGCGAGATTGCAGCACTGCCTTTTCAGATGAGATGAGTGCTTCCTGCTCTTTCAGCTTTCCTTCTAAGATAGCCTTAGCAACATCCTTACCTATCGCGTGAGTATTTTCATCTTTCGATTCCGGCGCTGGTGTCCAGGCTTTACCTTTCCTTGCCTGCTCGATACCGACTTCATTGCGACCGTCAAAACCCCATGCCATACGCATCGCATCGGCGTTATGGCGAGCCTGAGAGACAATATTGTCACCGGCAACGCCAATTCTGTTTTTCGCATCATCCCAACCGGCGATCAGAGCATCTTTTGCACCAGAGAAATCGCCGGTCACCAACTTAACGCCCGCTACAGCAACGCCAGAAATGATAGACCCGACAGCCGATAAACTGGCGATTACAGACTCTGAAACCATGTACGCGACAGTTTTTAATCCATAAAGCAGTGATGTAATCGTCGCCATCGAATAGCGAAACGCATTTACTGCCTTCGGAAACCCATCGTGAAAAAACTCTGCTAGATCCGTCAGAATCGGCATGACCTGATCAGCCCACGCACGCTTGAAACCTTGCGCAGTCAGATCTGATTCACGATTGAAATCGCGCATCGCATCTTCGTAGCGCTTGACTGCTTCTTGCGTCTCAGCGCCTATGCCGAGGTTGTAATCATTTAAGCGCTGCCTTGCCTCTTCTATTTTTTCAGATGAGACTGATACGGCTGCTGCAACTGCTGCGGCACTACCTAAGCCAATGGCTTGCGCAGCCTGATTTCTATCCCACCCTTGCGTGTAGCTGTTAATGACCTCATTGGCATTCTTGATCGTTTCATTCAGCGGTAATAAATTACCTTTGGCATCTTTGTATTTGACGCCGAGCCGATCTAACTCATCGGTGTTTCCACGGACTGCTGTCTCTGCATCTTTAAAAACGCCCACATAATCGCTTTTATTCACACCCATTGCTGCAATGGCTGCATTTGTCGCTGTCGCCTGCAGCTCAGTCTGATGCAGAGATTCTTGTATCTCTTTAACCTGTTTATTTGCCTCAATGAGCGCATCGATACTTTCGCTCTTATAACTATCGCCGGTAATCAGACCGACAATAAAATCCATTGATCCGGAAATGACTTTATACGCTGCGTATACAGCCCCTAAGCCGACTGCAGTGAACACCGCGCCGACGGCAACCCCGATCACCGCTGCCTTTGCTTTGGAGTATGCGGCAAAACCGTCCCAGGCTTTCTCTGCCGCGACGATGCCAACACCAACGCCGGTTCCGATTCCCTCTGCAATTTTCTCGCCCATCGATTTAAAGTCGGCATCATTTGCAGCATTAGTAAGCTGAGTGATTGCCGCCTCAGATTCTTCAGCGCTTTGCATGATGCTATCGTTTGCAGCTTCCATGCTAGACCCCATGGATAGTGCTGCCTTACGCATATTGTCAGATGCTTGCAATAAATTCTTTTGGAATTCGTTCACAGCCTCAGATGATGCAAACATCGACGATGTTGCTGACTTTGATGCGATATCCATTGAGGTTGTCAAACCACTGACATCTGCACTCACTTTGATCGATAGATTACCAAGTGACATATTTCACCTCAAAAAAAAAGCCACCAGGTAAGGTGGCTTAGAATAATTCTCTACTACGCAATTTTATGGCGGCAATGGTTTTGATCTTTGCGCGGCCAGAGCCTCTGCAGCAAATATTAACTTCCACTCTTCACAGGTTTTTCCGTCAATTTTTGGATCGACTGCAGGTTGTTTCGCTTTATCGAAAAGCATAAAGTCTTTAATCTCATACGGATCAGGCCGAACTTCTTTATTTCGATTAATGTTCGCAAGTATCGATAATGCGTGCGCGTGCATAATGTCTTGCGGACGCAATCCCCACGGCTCCATCAAGTAAAACTCTTGCCATCCCAGATACTCTGGAAGAGGCATTCTATTTATCTGACCAATGGTCTTACCAAGCGCGAGCGCCAGTCTGTATTTAAACTGGCGGTCGTGGTCATCGCTTAGTTTTTTACCGTAGCTTCTTTATAAAAGCCATTCAGTTTAAGCACTTCGGTAATGAGAGAGTCAATCGGTGCATTTGCCGATTTTTTCAATGCCGGAATGTCTTTGGTGTTAAAAATCGCTTTGCCTTTATCATCCACGACAGAAAGAACAAGCATTTCAAATCGAAACTGAGCGTTATCGCCATGCTCTTTCAGAATGGCACGAATCGAATCAGTTTCTTCTGTGTCCAACTGTTTGACAATTACATCACCAAAACCGTCAACCGGAACCAGTTTTGTCTTAGGCAAGATTGCGTTAAATAACGCCTTTTTATCAAATGTCATTTGAATTACTCCCTTCATTCAAGATAGGTTTATTTGTTGTCGATTGTGATTTCGCCGGAGATCTTGATCGTGACGGAAATCTCTGCCTTGCTATCCGTTTTCAGATCCGGGCCTGCGTACTTAGTTACAAAGCCTGAAAATGAAATCACTGTGTCATTTACCTTTCCAGGAATAACAATCTGATACGGCGAAGTAATACCGTCATTCATATCGGCACGCACTAAACCCTGCACTGCGCCATTGATAAAGTTTGCTGATATTTCGCACGTCCCATTGTCTTGTAAGCCAGCGACAAACTCTTTTGCTTTAGACAAGAGATGTGTTGTATCGATAGCCGATACACTGATGCCGCCCAGTTTGATGCTGGATGACTCTTCAAACAACGCGTATGCGACGTTATGAGCCGTATAAGTTCCGACGACCGATGCATCACCGCCAGGTGCAATCAGCGCAGCAAATGTATAGGTCGTTGCATTCGGAACGGTCGCAATAACAAACTGGCCGTTGTATGCAGATGGCGTGGCACCAGAATGGGTAACAATAGAACCGGCTACCAATCCATGCGCGGTTGCAGTGGTGACGGTTACCGTTGAACCTACTGCTGTCATCGTGCTAATGACCTTTGAAATAACAGCGGCCATTGCACCACGTTGTAAATAGCTGCCTTGTGCGCGTATTGCTTGTGACTGAGACATATTTGCTCCTATAAATAAAAAAACCCGCCGAAGCGGGTTGAGAAATGTTTTTAACTACTAATTCATACAGCTAATCGTAAAACCACAGCGAAAAATCCTGCCAGTAACGAAACAGTTTTGTGTCAGGTTCGTATGTTCCCCCTTCGATTAAATGTACGGCTCCGAGTATTGGTGAATCCAAAATTGCATCACGAACTGCTTTTCGCAACTGGCTGGCCTGAATTACATCTGGAGAATACACATCGATCTGAAATCGCGGATTTGCGAGGCCACTATCCCCTTGCAAACTTGAACTGCGCTTACCTACCGGCTCCGACCAGACAATATAGGGAGCCGCATCATTGGGGCCTGCAACATAAGGACGAATAGGTAGTGCAGAAAGCTGTGGAGATGCATTCAGCGCAGTAAAAAGAGCTTCTTCAATCAGCATATTTGTTAATCACTCCTAATATCCCATTTGTCAGATGATCTTTAACCGGCTCTGCAGCGGCAGCTACACCAGGTCGGAAGAACGGCTCAGCTGGCATTTTTGACGTGCCGAACTCTTTGAAAATTGCATAGTGTTCTACGCCATCCTGACCACTATGTTCGACTTGCACCGTTGCACTGACAGTTGATTTTGCATGCGCAGATGTTGTATCGATTGCGCTAATCAGAGCTCCGGTGCTGACAGGAGCGCGACTTTGTATTTCTTTCTCAATAATTTCAGCAGACTCTAATACCAGGTTCGGTAAGGCCGCTTCAAGATCATTAATCAACCCAGCGAACGATGAATTTAATTCGCCTAATCCTTGAATATCACCCATCATTCGCCCCCTTTTTACACATCAATGTCATCCAGCGCCGATCTTTCGATTTTAGTATTGCCTCGATATCGTAAATACTTCCATCATCATTGATGACGCGCATTGCTGGCGATAATCGGACATCACTACGAACTTTGATCGATGATGCAATCGAATTTTTAGTAGCACCGGACGCAATGTACTGGTTGCCAGATAAATCAAGTACAGATGCCCAGCACGTAAATACACGCTGCCACACAAGCAGCGGCTGGCCTACTGAACTACTACCTGAAACCAGTTGCTGCACTTCTACAAAGCTATCCAGCTCTTCTGATCGCATTTACACTCCCATTCCGACCCGGTAAGGTTGGAGCAAATTACAAAATGCCAGAGAATGAATATCCTCTGGCGCATCGTATAGCGCTCGCAGCTCAAGCAAAATCGCGGCATATACTGCGTCGGGAACATCTACATCAACACCAGCCTCATCTTTCCAAGGAATCGGACGGTTAATAAAATTAGATGCTGACTCAATTGACGCCTTGAGTAATCGCTGAATTTTTGCGTCATCTTCACTGTTTGCGCGAAGATCCTGCCGCGCCTCTTCTAGCGTTGGTACTGGCATACTTACTCGCTTTGGATGCCAGATGCAGAATCACTCTGCGAATCATTAGCAGTGTTTGCTCCGTTGCCAAACTCTGGATCTGTCATATCAGCTGATGAACTTTCAGCAGTTTTTGTAACATCTTCCGCAGTAGTTATCGTATTGGCTGCCGCCGTCTGGTCAATCGACTTATTTGCAGCGGTTTTTTTTGAAGGGGAAGTGGCTGACTTCGGCGCAGATTTAGCCGGGCTTTTTTCTTTGCCTTCTGAACTACCGTCATCTTGGTCTTCAAAACGAACTAAGCCATTTTTTCCGAGATCAGATAATGCCGCCTCAGATAATCCGGTAACGATGTCTCCCTCGTTCACATCGACATGATTGTGAATAAAGGAATGAAGTGCAATTGCAACTTTTTTCATGTCTTTCTCCTGAAAAATCCAGACCAGATTTACTGTGCCTGGTCTGGATTTTATTTACATCAATAAAGCAAGAATAAATTACACAGGTGTCACTTTGCCTTTAACGAAGGCTTCAGGACGGTAGACGGCCATCGCCAAACGCTCTTCCGCTAAGATTGTCACCAGGTTGTTGACGAAATCATCTTCATTCTCTGTCGCTACGGTAACTTGCGCTTGCTGACGATCAAATAACTGCGCACCAAGCTGGAAAGCACCAACTAAGAAATTATCAACAGTCATTGCTTGCGTCGTAACTACCGGACGGCCCCACAATGCTGGCTGCGCTAACGATTGTGGATTGGCAAAAACATACGCGCCGGTGCTATCTTTCAGCAACTCAATGCCAGCCCAGTCTATCGGGTTCAATACGATGCCGGTAGACGGGTATTCAGCCAGCTCAGCTTGCAGCAATGCCAGGCGTAAGATATCGATACGCGTCGCATTGGCAATGACCAGCGGTGCAGCGTAGGCTGTTGCCTGAGTGTGGATGCCGTGAAGATTATTACCGACACCAGAACCTTTTAACAATTGAGCCTCTTCTACAAGACCGAGGCCATAACGCAATTTCACGTCAATCAACGATTGCAATTGAGGAAAGTCCGAAAGGATTTCTGTCGATGCTTTAATGAAGTGCGGAATCTTAACAACCGGTGCTTGTTTCAGATCATACGTAATACTTGACTCTGGCTTACGCGCACCTTCTGCCGTGGTTGCTGCAGCATTGGTAAAGCCACTTTCTTGCAGATACTGCACAAGATTGGAACCAGTGCGACCAGGAGAGATCAGGTCGCGAATAGTCAAGCGACGTTGTGCAGACGTCTGCACACCAGGTAAGCGGTCAGGTGCCACGCCATCACCAGCGCTGGCCGCTAAACTAGTGATGGCTTTTACTTGGAATGAAAAACTGCTCTTCGAGTTGCGATTTTCGATGTATTTTTTAAATTCTTCAGAGTCAATCAGCTGTTCACCGATACTCTTTTGCTGATTATTTCCGTCTGGATTCCCATTGCGAACTGCTTTTTGCTCGACTTCTGTCAGGCGAGCTTGTAACTCGCCTTGCTTTACCAGCAGCTCATCAACGGTCGACTTTGTTTCTTTTGTCATGTCGCCCGCTTTTTTGGCTTCTGCCAGTGCTTTTTCACCGTGTTCTTTCACTTGATCACTGATTTTTTTCAGTTCCAGTGCGATTTCTGTGTTTTCGTCTGCCATGATTGATCCTATATAGAAAGTTTAAAATTCTGCAACACTGATAGTGCATCGCTGTTTTTGCCACCGGACTCACTCCGGGAAAGCAGTTCTTTCAAGCCCTTGCTCGCGATAATGGTGGCTTGAGATTTCGAATATCCTGACTCTCTCAGGAAATCCTCGAATTGGGATAACGTAGGTAAATTGCCCTGCGCCAGAATGGATTTAACGCTTTCGATTTGCGCTTCAACGTTAGCTGCGAACGTAACAGGGCTAATTTCCTGTAAATCCAGCTTAATCAACGTTCTAACACCGGTCTTTTCGTTCCAACTGTCTTCCAGCACGTAATAGCCGATGGACAGCCCCTTAACGACACGCCGCTTCATCAAAGCGTGAACCTCCGCAGCACGTGGAATCTGGTTCACGAGTAACCAACCTTCGACTCTCAGACCATGTGAATCTTCCTGCAATATGTCGTAGCCACCAATCGGCTCATATGGCCGGTGGTTCCATAGGGCAGGCAATGGATCGCCTGATGCCTTGATTGCGGCGATACTCTCTTTAAACGCACCGGGAGCGACGATTTCTTTGTAAGAATCGATATTGCCAAAGACCGAGCCATAACCAGTAAAAGTGCCATCTTCATTAACGACATCGGTCTTGAAAGCAAATTGCTTATGCTGAATACCTTTATTCTTGTGTTTCATTCGTTTCCTTTCGGTGATTGGTTTAGCCAGGCATTAAGCGCATCTTTTGCCGCTGCAGAGTCCGTTTTTTGCCCTAAGAGATCGATGGGCATCATGTTTGATTGCACGGTTAACACAGCGGCATTTCCGCCCATTGGCGGGCGATTTTCTAAGATGCGGCAATCGTCGCGAGTAAAGATGCCGTTCTGTGTCATTGCTGAGTAAAACGATGCCCGTGCCGCACTATCAGCGCGTAGCAAGCCTTCCATGGCGAATTCTGAGAAGTAGCGGTTACGCTCTACTGGATTAAGCAGGCTTTTGCGCACACCTTGCTCAATACGAACGCACCATGGGCGCAGAACAAACGTGAGAAAGGCAATCATTTGCTGCTCTATACCAGTACCCCAAGTCGTTGATTTTTCAGCGTGACCAACCATGAACGGTGGAACACGGAACCAGCGACAGATTTCTTCAACGTTGAATTGGCGGCTACTCAGCAATTGAGCATCAGCTGGGTTAAACGTCAGTTGATGGAACCCGGCACCTTTTTCCAGCACCATGACGCCGCCAGTTTTTGATACTTTATCGACGTGCTTACGTATGTCTTCGCGCTGATCTGGCTTTAACACACTATCCATCGTCACAATGCCAGGTGAGCGCATGGCGTCTTTAAATGTTTCAGCGCTGGCGCGATCAGTCGCCATAGCTGAACCAAACACATTAGCGCCGTAAGCGATGGGAGAAATGCCACTGATGCCGTCTACACTGAATGCGGGTAAATGCATCATGTCGGATTCAAGAATCTGTCTGCGCGTTCCATCTGGATTGGTGTACCAAAATTCGATTTCACCAGCACGATTTCGTCGTGGGCGCTGCATTTTTTCCGGCAACAGAAAATCAAGTGCAACAATGCGTGTACCGATGCGACGAATCTCAATATATGCCGCGCCCCAAAGCAACATAGAAGCCAGCACAACTTCCCAGAAGGTGACCGCACTCATATCCGCATTTGGCTGACTATGCAAAATTTCATACAGCGGATGGCTCACTGCCGTTTTACGCGTTCCATCCGGGAGTTTTTCAAAAAACCCGAGTGGCAATGTTGAGATCGTTTCCGCAATCAGCCGGACACATGCCATCGCTGTACTGAGTTGCAACGCCGAATCAACTGTTACGCGCTGGCCTGACCAGTTCGACCCGCTAAGCCAAGCGTCCCAAAACTCTCCATTGGTAAGTGAAATCGGCACTCCGAGCCATTGCAGGACGCTGGCCTTGATGCGTCCTATCGGTTTTTGTTTTGTCTGTGTCATGTGATGATCGGATTATGTAAAAATTCGTCAAGACTACTTTCGCTAACAGCTGCTGCACGTGATAGCGCCATGACGGTCGCGACAATGCCGTCGATACGCCCGTTGTCGTTCGACTTCTTTTTGTCAGGTCGGTAATTGCCATTGGTATCGAAGAGAAGCGCTACGTTCATTGCACACCAGCGCAGCACTGGATTGCCGCTATGCTGAAACTGCTTGCTATAGACCAGCTCTTCAAGTTTTTTACTACCCGGATACATGCCGCCAGTGTTTTGAGGCACTTCGACTAGCGGCACATTCATATCAAGCAGCTCGTTCGCTAGTTGCAAGGCATTCCAACGATCAAAGCCAATTTCCTTGACTTCGTATTGCTGCATCGCTCGTAGAATCTGCAACTTCACTTGGTTGTAGTCGGTTACATTTCCCTCTGTTCCGATCAGCCATCCTTCTTTCTGCCATCGTTTATACGGGGCGGCGTCGTCATGCTCTTGTGTGTCTATTTTTTCTTGAGGACACCAAAACCATACCAATACATACCATTCGCCACCCTCTTGATCGGGTGGGAAAACGAGCGAAAATGCGGTCAAATCGCGAGTTGATGCGAGGTCAAGACCGCCATAACAGAGACGACCGCGTAGCATTTCGGGATCAAACTTCTTACTACCCTTGTCCCAAACATTTACGCTGAACCAGCCATCAGCGCTGTTACACCAGATATTCAAATCCTTGGTCAGAAAATTAACCAGCGCACCGGGTAAAGCAGCTGCTTTTAGCGCCATTCCGCGCATGTATTCCAGCGTCTTTGACTTACCTAGCCCCGGATTGGCTTTAATCCAGTTGGATTCGTCAAACGGGTCATCGCCGTCATCCAGCGTGTAGATATAACCAAAAAATGCATCGTTGATTCGCTTGCCTTCGAGAACAGAGATCAGGTACGACCGTACCTCTGTACAAATACCGTCAAGAATGAAACCAGCAGTGGTGATCGCCGAGAGCAAAGGCTCAAAACGCGCACCCAGCGCTGATTCCATTACGTCCCATACATCGCGAGTCTTTTGCGCATGCAGCTCATCGAACAAAATTGCCGATGGGTTAAGTCCATCAAGGTTTTCTGCATTTGCTGGCAATGGTGCAAAGATCGACGTGTCGCATTCGACTTTTTCCTGATTCAAACCACCAAAGACTTTGAATGATCTGGCAATGCCAGGAGATCGGCGCACCCAGCGCTTGATATTGTCAAATGCTGGTTTAAAAACAGTCATTGCTTGTGATCGCGTTGTCGCTACTGCATAGACCTCAGCGCCAATCTCACCAGCCATTGAAAATAGATATGCCCCTTGTGGCCCTTTCCATGTCGACTTACCATTTTTACGAGCGACTTCTTCATACCCACGTGAGAACCGGCGACCACCATCAGCTCGCCGCCAGCCATAGAGAACCGCCGTCCAAAATCTTTGCCATGGGTCAAGCAAAATTGGCTTTCCTGCCAGCGGTCCTTTGATGTGAACGAAAAAAGTTTCAATGTAGTTGATGACGTGCCAGCCATGATCAGGAACAAATTTCAATCCGCGCTTATGGCCGTGAATCAGATCATCATAGTGACGCTTGACCGCTAAGTAGACTAGACGACCGGTGAGGATATCGCCCCGCAATACCGGCAGACCGTACTCGATATCCCACTGGTGCAACTCGGGCGGCGTTAGTTGAGCGACCTTTTTTGCGGAGAGGACATGGCGTGGTTTACGAGATCGCTGAACAGATCGTCTTGTCCGCCCCTTTCCCCCGTGTCCTTCCTTACTCTGGCCAGTGACGGTATCGTCAGGCATGCTTTCGGTAGCCATTGGCCAAGCTCCATTTTTAATCGTTTCTCATCTTCAGCCCACGGCGTTGGCGTTGCCCAGCCGGTCTTTGAAACTTGCGAACGACCTTTTCTCTCACATTCTTCAGACGCTTTGATCCAATCGACGAACGTTCTGACAATGACTCCAATCGAAATACCAGCAGTTAAATGCTCAATGCCAGCCTCACGTAACGACTGGCAGATGTAGTCATACACTTGCTGCTCGCGATCTTTTAATTCAATGATTGGCGGTGGATCTGGCGACGTAATGTCGGCACCAGATCCACTGACTGAATTACCGCCAACAGCTGGCAATTCAGTCATGAAATTTGGTTTTGTATTCATGGGAATAGATATTTGAGTAAAAGTACAGACGCTGATGTAAACCCCCGGGGGGTAGTTTTCGCTTTCCATAAATTTCTAGGTAAGCTGACGGTTTCCGCTCGCGCATTTTTAGACTTTTGACCCACCCCACCCTACTTACGAGATGGATATCTACTGCGCTGTGCCTCTGCCAAACTCTTTAGCTCATGACATGGATCACATAGTCCTTGCTCATTCGTCTCATCATCACGCCCTCCATCACAAAGCGGAACAATATGATCGCGTTGAGTAGCAGGATTGATTTTTCCATTACGCTTACACTCGGCACAAAGTGGCTCGCGGGCGAATAGCGCTTCACGCATTCTTTGTAAGCGGCGTCCGGTAATTCGTTTTGTTATGTCTGGTCGTTTAACCCACGCTGGCTTGACATGCTCGTCACAGCGACCAGCCCCATCGCTTACCAACTTGCAACAACCAACAACAGAACACTTCTTAGGAGCAGATCTAGGCATATAACTCCAGACGTGCAGACGTATGCACAAAGCACAAAAAGAAATGCCCGCAATGCGGCTAAACATTGCGGGCAAGGGCGACGTACACGCCGGGGCTAGAGACCAAAACAAAAAGCCCCGAAGACGAAAGTCCGCAGGGCTATATTTTTGCTGGACGTGCAAACTCAGCCTTTTGAGCTGAGTATTACGGCACGGTTATCCGGCAAATGAATTTAAATTGTCAACGCGAATTATATCTGGCTTTTTTTGAGATTCAAGTATTTGTTTCATACTGGCCTTTGCACGCCACAAAATCAACGTCAGATTTTGACGCCCACGCAAGCGTAACTGTCGACGGATATATTCATCTTTGTGCCGATCAATGTACCGCATTTGCATCGCTTTCTTTTGTTGCGCATCGCCTAACCGCGCCCATGCAGATTCAATCAATAATGCATCTTCATGCATTAGCTCAGACCATGCCTGTTCCTCAATTTGCTGCATGACTGTTTTCTCTTCGATTAACCCACGCAGCAAAAACTCGCGCCGACGTTCTGCATTACGTATCTCATAAAATCGTTTTGCCCAAAACGTTGATGCAGCAGCAGAACCATCTGCAGGCCGATTCAAACAACGCCCCCAATTCTCTAAGCGCTTTTCAAACTCATAGTCGCGTGTACCGATTTCAGAGCGGCCAGATGTAACTGCCTTATTCTCTACGTACCCATCTGCATTCAACTTACAAACCAATATCTGTGACCAATCCTTACGCATACTTCGCCTCTCTCAAAATTTTACGCAACGCTCTCGCCCGCTCCCTTGCCTCTTCGTGGTCCTGCTCATCCCGCACTTCAATTTCAATCCCTACGCTGTTTGCAAACTCTGTCGCATCAATCATCCACTGCGGATCGCGCCTGCTGCATCGATCTGATTCATCCCAGCAAATCACCGATGTCGACGCGGTATCTGGTGTCCCAAACGTCCGATGATTTTCCATTGCAAAGAAATATCCACTCTCCCCCGCAATCGCTTTTCTCAGCATGTCATTCACAGCATCCTTGCCCAACTGTTCACGCATACGATCTATCCGGCGCGCAGTCACTGGCATCAACGTTCTAAGCGTCGTCATTTCGACCCCCTATCCGTCATTAACAGTGCTTTGCAGATAAAACCGATTACCCTGATACGCTGAAACCCGCATGAATATTGATGTTTAACAGGGTTAACATGGTTAACATGGTTAATACACACACACGAGAGAGAATCTATTTTTTTATGACTGTATGAAGTGAGGCTGTTTTTTACGCGCACATGCGCGAGTGACACTGTTAACCCTGTTAAACCTGTTAAACCCTCATGAACACTGGCTTGCGACGTAACAGCATCAAATAGGGATGGTGAAAACCCTGTAATCAATAGTGTGATCATTTCGATTCATCCTTGATATTTGCCGCCAGCATGAACGTATTGCACTGCTGAGACAGCGTTTCTCCGGTATCGCACTCAACGTGAAACACAGTACGCAACCGTTTCTTCTGTACGCCGAGCGTCACCCATTGCCGATCTCGTTTGATCTGGCTATTAATCAGCTCAGAGAACTTTTTCATCGAAAGCGGTCGGTAATGAAACTTCGAGCAATACACCTCATACGCCTCGTAAAGATGCTCTGCGATACACGAACAATAGGGAAACGCCAAAGCGCCCAGCTTCCATTCGAGATAAAACACCTCCCAATCTGGCCGACCAAACTCAATCATTCGTTCTTTGGATTGCGTCATGATCGGCTTCGTGTGCGGCGTAAAATCACCGAGCGGATACCGTAGTAAGAAGTCATAAAACGCCTCAACAATTTCAGGCACAACTTCCCCATGTTTCTGATTTTTTGTTAGCGCAGCAACCAATTCAGGGGCCGGATGATTCAACGCCTCCGCGACCAAAAATCGCCTATCATCAGGCTCGATAGGAACGGCCTGAAACTCATTCGACAGCATCACTACATTCAAATGATTTTCTTCAAAGCGATCATCTTTAAATTTTTGAGTGATCGGTACGTCGCGCCCCGTGATCAGATGCTTCACAAGGCCGAACGAGCTGTACTTATCTTGTCGAGATAAAATCTCTTCAAACAGCACATACAGCTTTTGAGAGCGCCACGCAGAGTAGGCTGCGTCTAATTGATTTTGTCCGCCAGTCGCGCCATGCTTTCCGTAGATCGGCTTGATCACACCCTCGAAAAACAGACTCTTACCCGTTCCCTGCTTACTGCCAAAGAACAGCAATGCCGTCTGCATTTTTGCGCCCGGATTCTGTAATGGATAAGCCAACCAGCGCAGCACCCACACAAAAACATCAGCCCCGTTAGGCTCTGACGAACACAAACTTTCCAGCAGGCGCAGCACCAGTTCGGCCTTCGCATCATCATGTCGTGGCTTAATCAAAAAGCCCTCAAACATATTGATATGCGTGTCCGGATCAACTCTCTGCGTCGGATCAAAGACCAGCTTATCGTGGTCTTTTTCCTGTCTCAGCGGATGTTGCAGCCAGCGCGTCGCCAACTCACCACGCGCCAGTGCCATCGCATCAAAATTGATGACAAGCTTCTTCTCAGCATCCCAGACGGTCTTCGTCCCATACAACAAGGTATAGCGATCCAGCATCTTCGCCATACCATCGTCCCCCGCCCCCTCTGCTGCTTTTGCTACGCCGCGAATAATCTTAGGCAGATTGCGCGGGCTAATTGAACGCCGCTCAGCATGAGACTCCCACTGCTTCGCAGCCTCTTTACCAACCATCGCGACAAATGCTGCTCTCTTGATCCGCAGCTTATTGACCGAATCCCATATATCCGTTGACCCTTGAATCAACGCACAATGCGAAAGCGCCCATGCCATCGGCACCAAACCAACAATTTCCGCAGCACCTTCAGGAGGGGGCGGGGGAGGAAGCGAATCCACTTGTGGGGCATCAGCAACCCATACAGGGATATCATCACCGTCAGAATCTTGTTTTGGCTGCTGCGCAGCAGGGGAAAATGGCGGCAACACCCCAGCAGAGGGCGCGGGAGGCGCAACTACCATCAGCTCAGCGCTGGCAGCAGCATTGATTTGTGACGCTACCGCGTCAAGGGATTCAAGCACATGCAGGTCATTAAAGTCCGTCCACTTTTCGCCATTTCGGGCGCTAAAAGTTGGATGAATGACTGACGCATTCCCGACCGCAGCAGCAGCCTCATGTGATCGATACAGCCCTGCGTTTTTGAATGACTCTGTTCGTTGCAAGCGGCCTTTGCGCACATCTGATTCAATGTAATCAATTCCCTGCGCGTCCTTACGCCACCAAGCGGTCACGTCGACTTTTTCGCCATCCGCAGCTTCATACGATCTGGTCACGCCATCGATCACCGGCTCCGGCAGAGAGAGATTGAATTGCTCGCGCAAGCGCTCGATGAAACGAGACAACAACAGGTAATCATCGTCTGCGAGAAAGCGAATATGCGCGTTCGGATAAGCGGCACGGATATGCTTAGCAACGGGCATCAAATTACCCGCATCGATGGCGCAAACGACAAATGAGCCGGGTGCTGCAAGCAGCACAGACGCGCATGTCGCATAGCCCTCGCCGATATAGATCAGCTCAGCATCTGCAGGAATATCACCCAGGTGATAAGCAGCGCCGACCTTGTTAATACCGTCGTTAAAACGCTTTTTACCCTTGCTATCGATCTTCTGCAGACCGCGCAGTTCATCACAACAGCCACCTTCAGAACGCAATGGCATCAGCAAATTTCCATCGCTATCTACACGCAGGCCATACGACAACACTTGCTTTTTAACCAAATAGGCATGCGGATGAGCTTCATTATGCGAAAGCGCAGCAACCCACTGCTGACGCGCACGGTTTGCGGCCAGCCGGTGTTTTTCTTCGTCTTTTTCCCGCTCGATACGCGCCTGTTCGTTCTGACGTTGAATCAGCGCCGCCCGATCTGCATCAGACATGCGCTCTGCTTCACCCTTGAATTTAATCGCGCCATTGTCGTCGCCGCGATACGTGCCGAATGCACCGCTGACAATAACTTTGCCCGATGGCAGCTCAATTTTCCGAGCGATATACCAGCTCTTCTTTCCCTTACCAAACCGCTGGATCTTGCCATTCAATATCGGATGACCTTCTGGGAGATTGTTATATCCCTCATCGATCATCTGATTTCTGCAAATGTCTTCTGGAGAAATCATCAGCCGATTACCTCACCGCTTGGCAGCTTGCGCGTATTCCCCATCAGCGACGGGATCTGCAAATGATCGTCCGCTCCTGGACGAATCGGCCGCGTATGCCGCAGCCGGTTCACGTCCAGTGCTGCAGTAGAAACGACAGAGCGCGCAGGCACGATCTGGCCCACATATTTTTGAGAGCGCGGCAGCAGATCGGCAACATGCTTGCCCGCATATTCTTTACCCGCCGATGTTGCCTTCAGAAAGTCATCGCCGACAGTCACATACGCCAGATCAAGCAATGCCTGAATCACGTACTGGCGAAACGCAAACACACTCTGATGCTCAGGCTTCAATAGCTGCACGATTTCAGAATACCGCGCTGTGCCACCCATACGCACTGCGTAGCAAATAGCTATGTGAGCCGGTGAGCCAGCACGGGGAACGGATGGATTAGCCATGTTGCTGCCCCTTACGCTCACGCACTGATGCAGCTGTTTCCTCGCAATACACGCGAAACGTCAATGCACGCAATTCATCCATTATTCTGTGCATACGATCGACAATGGCGTTCAGGTTCTCACGCTCGCGTTTATCGATTTTTCCGTCTTTTATTGCCGCCTGAAACTGCACTGACAATGCACCTAACTCGGCATACAGCTCATGAAATTTCAATGAGATATCCTCATCGTAAATATCACCAAGATCCGGTAGATGCATAAACCTACCGCTCGATGCCGAGGCAACTGATTCAGCAAACAGTTTTGTTCCAGAAAACTCTTGCATCAACAATGCGGTTTCAGCACCCAGCTCTTGTCCTCTTCTCTCGTAAATACGATTTTCAAGCTGATCGCGTGACATACCAAGTGCACCACACATGGCGTCCCAGCCACCGGGAAATGCCCGGATCATAGAAATATATGCCTGTCGAAGATTCACAACTTTTCCCCTTTTCTTGTGATTTTTTTATAAACACAGAGCGTCTGACGTAAAATTTCCCATGTACAAAAAGCGGAGAAATTCATGTCAGCGCAAAAACAATTTGAGCAACTACTGAAAAGCAGCCATTTTTTTAACGATGTCATCGATACCCATCGGCGCGGAACGGCGAACGTCATCAGCGCGGTAGTGCAAGCCATCATCGAAATGGAGCCGTCAGCAAAAGAACCGATCCTGCGAAAACTCAAAGAAGCCGAGTGGCTGACTGGCGGCCACAGCGTAGATACCGAAGCCCGGCGCATTACCAAATTCATCATCGACGACATTCAGGCTCCCCGATTTCACCCAAAACCAACCCAGCAAGCGAAGCAGTTGCCCGCTGCTGAGCAGCCAGCAAAACCGCATCGCGGCGCAAACGGGCAAGGTAGCGATGATGTGCAAAAGGACTAGAACTCAGATCGGAAAGCCGAAGCAAAGGACAACGCCGCCACGGCAAACAAGGACGATGAAGTCGAAGCAAATTAGCCAGAGAGCGGCCAGCTTTCCGAGTGATGCGAGGATTAGATTTCGTCATTACCGCGACCTCATACCCGACTAATGCCAACGGCACGAAACAACGACAACAAATGCTGAACGCCAGGTGTTTTAAACAAACGATTCATTTCAGAGACCCACACCATGTCATCGAAAGCGCCATCGACAAAAATTGGATCAGTAGAGTTGGACTCATGCAGGCTCATGCGAGTCTTCATTTTTTGTGGATCGGATGTATTCCCAATCGATATTCGGATTCAACTGCTCGCACTTAACAGCACGCTCAGTCAGCTTTTCAATTTTTGGACAATGCTCAGCAGGAACTGGAGTGCCAGAATTCTTCCAATGGGAAACAGCCCCCTTTGTGACGCCGAGGTGTGCGCCAAGAATTCGCATCGAACCAACCATCTGGATCGCTTTTGTAATTGCGTCTGTAATTACATCTGTTGTCATAATTGGCCTTACTTAGTGACGATTCCGGCAAGTATAGATTTTATATACTTCAAAGTAAAGCTTTTCTATCCCAATTATGTATAGCAGACCTATACCATGTTGATTATGGAAATGAACATCAATACCGTCATTGCAAAGTGGGTTCGCTCAGCTCGTGAACATGCCGAGCTATCGGGGGAGCAACTCGGGGTCAAACTCGCGCTAGAGCTTGGAACGGAACGCGGAAATACAAAGGCGAATATCTCGCACTGGGAAAAAGAACGACACCAACCAAGCATGCTGCAAATGCTGGCAATCGCGAAGATCACAGGATTAAAGCTGCCGGAAGAATTTGCAGAATACTTAGATACCCCAAACAAAAATGCGCAGGAAATACCAGGTAGCAGATCAGCAGAAATTTATGCCTTGAGCTGGAATAGTGCTGATGAATTAGAAATGCTATCGCAATATCGAATGCTGACCGACGAAGCACGGTCACTCATACGCGATGCCATCAACGATGCTCCTAAAGAGAAAAGCCGAATGCGCGCCATCAGTTGAATTATTCGCGAATGGATAGAATATCTATTCGCAATCGGGCAACTTTTGGAATCGAAAATTTAATGCGCTTATAGTCTGCGCATGAATTTTTCAACGAGACTAGACGAAGCCATGCACAAGGCTGGCTTCAAATCACAAAGCGCACTTGCGCGTGCATCTGGCGTTTCACAGACGACGATTAACCGCATCCTTAAATCTACAGGAAACAGTGGGCCGGAAACCGAGACGATACGTAAACTTGCTGATGCGTGCGGCGTAAGTTTCTCATGGCTTCACGATGGTATTGTTAGCAAAGATCTAGCACGCGGCAAGGATATGACTGACTACTCACTGGTCTACCTAACAAGCACTGAATTGAAAATTATCACTCACTACCGCGAGGCCACCTTGGCCGGACAAAGTCTGTTAGAAACGATGGCAGAAGACCTGCCAAAAAAATCACCTCCTCTTCCTATTGACGACGCACCCGTTAACGACCAGTCTTAACGCTGGGCGCTCCTCGACGCAACGATACTTTTCAGCCTGTCGGATAATCGTATTAAATAGCCCATCTTGGATGTCATCTGGAAGCAAATCAAATGCCTCAATAAATTGCTCTTTTTTTTCTTCAGTCAACACAGCGCTTCCTTTTTTATTAATTGCCGACCATAAAACATATTGTCATAATGTATTCATTAAGTAGAACTATATCTAACTTTTTGTCACACTTTGTTAAGTTTTACTAACGTCTACGTAAGCAATGCTTACGCCTTGCAGTTTTTCCATTTCAATCAGTCACGATCACCGCCAGACTTGCATTCAGGAACCTTTACCCCTGGAATCTCGTGTTGCAACTCGACTCAAAAGAAATAGAAACAATCATCGCCCTATCTCGCGAACTTAGTCTAACCGCCGCCGGTCAGCGGTTAGGTATAAGCAGATCAGCCGTATCGCAACGCTTAGATAAAATTGAGCATAAGATCGGCTACACAATTGCGACACGAAAAGGACATCTCATCTTAACTAATGAAGGAAGAGAGATTGCCGCGCACTGCATAACCATGCAACACGCCTTAACAAGTCTACATGCCAAATTAGAGCAGCTAAGGGAACCCCGGCTCGACATCATGGCTGATGAGGTTTTACTAAAACGTGACCTAACACTTGTTTCCCAACAAATGTTAATAAATAATCCGTCGCTTAAAATCAGGCTACGCCGCGGGACTTTCTCAGAAATTATTCGAAACGTAATGGACGGAACAATCGACGCTGGGCTTATCGCAGGTGATCCGCATGTACCAGGCCTCCGTTTAGTTCCATATCGAATCGAGAGAGTTTGTCTAATGATGTCATGCTCACACCCTCTGACAAACAGAAGAGAGCTACCATTCAGCGATGCAATTCGTTGGCCAATGATTCATTCCGAGACGCTTGAGCACATCATCCCTATCATTGACGACATAGCAAATAAAATGGGAGTTAAACTCTCACAACCATTAATCTGCCCCAGTTTCGACGTGCAGACGTATTACGTCGCAAAAACTGATATCGGCATTGCACCTACGTTAGAAAGCGCAGCACAAGTTTACCAAGCCAATCACTCAATACATATCGCTCATCTGAGCGATGAGTGGGCTAGAAATCAGCTGTACATCTGCGAGAGAGAGATTGGCGGCAATAGTGCCGTAGCTACGGAATTAATTCAATTGATGGTTGCTCGTCACACTCCCATCAGATAGACCTGACTACTCAAATAAAAATAGCCGCAATTGCGGCTATTTTTATGACGTAAATGGAGTAACTACTGAGGGATTAAAGAGCAACGACAGTATTGGCAAACTTTTGCCTCCTTAGGAATTAAAGCACGACAATCGGGACACTTAACATGAGTATCTGGCGTTACTCCTGCTGGAGATAAATCAACCTTTCCTACGTGATCAAGTTTACCACTTGCAAGGCGAGAGGCAAATTCATCATCCGTCATTGAGAAATAGCGAATAGCCTCAATGAATGCTAAGAGAGCCGGGATAAAAGTCCAACAAAAAAACAAATAAGCTATTCCTTGCATGGGTTTATCCAGATAAAACTTATGCATACCAATCCCACCGAGAAACAATGCAAGGACTCCAGCTGTCGTTCGAGACTTCATCCCCGGAGAATTAATAGATATACCGAATGTCGCTGGCGGTACTGGAGACTGCCTACACCCACACTTAGGGCAAATTTCTGCCTTTAACTTAATAATTTCGCCGCAGTCAGCGCAAAATTTTTCATCCAGTTTCTTTTCTCTAATCATGGAAATTCTCTTTAGCAAATATCGGGATACTTATTTAATAGTCATTATATCTTTTTGATTAAATTATCAAAAATTAATATGCAGCAGCAGCCATATAACCACCAACTCATAAGAGGAAGTAAACATTTTCTAAATTTTGTATAGATTTACTTTACTTTTACAGTCTAGTAAATCTATACTTCGCTCATCACTAACCCGATGGAGCGAAAAATGGACATGAAAAAGCTGAAAAGGTTGTTCTTTGCAGTTCACACAGTAACGAAAGAACACACGCAGACAAAACGATCATACGCAGCATGGCTAGTCGCACGTATTTTAGTCATCCTCATGATTGTAAAAGATCACCGCCTTAGCAACATCTTGCGCGGAATGCTTTCTCGTTCTCACTAACTGGGAGCGATTATGCAAACGACAAGCAACACCGCTGCAGCAAAAATCTCACCCGCGACACTGCAAAAACAGATCCTCGCAATGAGAGCGACATTCAGCCTCATGGCACAGGCCATTCACCTGGTCGATGACGATATCGAGCAAACAGGCACAGTCAGCGTACAGACCATTGAATTTCTGCGCTCAGTCAAACAGGTGCTGGCATGAAGACATTTTCAACGCCAACACAAAAAAATAATACGGAGCCCGCTAAAGATGAACTCCGTATTACGCCTGCTGACACCACGCAGGAATTCGTCTTTCTATCTGACGAAATACAGCGATTGCCTATTGCGGCAGATCGGCTCGCGCAACTACAACGACGACATATTCCACCACCGGAAAACCCACATTGTGGATCTGAACCACGCGCACAGGGATTGGCTGGCGAGTTACCGGGTCCAGTAAAAAAGGACGGGTAATCACATCGTTTTCAAAAGGCAATGTATGCGAAGGGTCTTGTTTTCCATCGACATACAAGATTTGCCCTGTTTGCGAAGGATGTATCGCCCATCGCGCTAAAAGTAGAGGTCTCTCATTGCTCATTGCAGCTCCTTATAAAAATTCTATTTTGACATGGAAGTAATATGAAAAAATTTTCGATTACCGTCCGCACACCATCCGGCATGTTTCATTACTCAGCGATTGCCGCCTCATCCATCGATGCCCACGCCGCCGCCATCGATCAATTCGGCGCAGTGTCTGTCACTGTGAAGCCAGAGGTGCAACATGGCTAACCGCACCTGGACGTATGCAGAAATCACGACAACGACCACCAGCCGCATTCTTGCGTTGATGCTTAAGAGTGACGCCCTGAAAGCAAAAGGCAATACCTGTGCAGCGGAAATTTATAGAAACTTCGCAATCGGGCAACTACAGGGTTGGTATTGGATCACTGGCGAGTGGAAAGATAACCGTGACCACGAAGAAATGGCCGCAATTATCGGCGTGAAATTGCATGGTCGTGAGGTGCGACATGGCTAAATTCAACTTCCTCGCACATCGCGGCCAGCCGACCGACATCAAGGTCAAACAGCCTGTAAAACGCGCACCGGCGCGTGATCCGTTCGCTGGCTTATATGGGCCAGACTACATCGCCGCCAACAGCCTGCAAGTACCCGCAGAAAAAGTGCAGACGTCTGCACAAGGTGACGACCATGCATAAGCCCGACGTTACCCGCGCAGATCTTGAGCTTGTGTACGCCAAGCTACGCATCAAAAACCAATCCCTCGACGACATGCTGAAAAATCCGGCGCTGAAAAAAACGCTGGAAAACTCTGCTCGTTTGCAGAAAAAGCGTGACGCGATTTTTGACCCATTGGCTGTACGCAGCCGCAACGAAGACTAAGGAGATTCACGTGCAAACAAATCAGAAAACACCGCTGCATCAAGCCCCAGCAAACGCAATGCTTGACAGCCTGATCGCCACAATGCAGCTCAAAAACGATGCCGCACTCGCCCGCCGTTTAGAAGTTGCGCCGCCAGTTATCAGCAAGCTGCGTCACGGCGCACTGCCCGTCGGTGCATCCATCCTCATTTCAGCCCACGAAGAAAGCGGCATCAGTATCGCTGATCTGAAAGCACTGGCAGGGATATCGAAAAAAGAGGTGGCGTAATGAAACTTACTATTGGAAGCACTGCACTTATCACCTGCGATAACTGGTTTTATGCACCAAATGGAAGACTGTACCGCGGCGTTTTTGGAACGGTTAAATCTATCTCAAATGCAGAGCAAGCACTCGGAATTAAAGTTAACTCACGTAGCGCAGACTGGTTTGTTGAGATAGGAAACATGATCATCGCCGGATGCCAGATCCATTATGCGATTCGCACCGATGAGGCCAACACGCACCGCATTCTTGAATTGAAGGACAACGTTTCGTCAGAGCGTCCATCTGAAATCTACAACGCTGATGAGGAATAATCATGGTCGCTAAGAAAAAATCCGCAGTCGCAGCCGCCGATCCCGTCATCGTTGTCGATGAGCTGGTGATCGATCAAGGCACGTTCGCCGTTATCCCGCTCGATCAAATCCGCATTTCAAAAACGAACCGCAAGCACTTCAATGCGTTGAAGATGACTGAGCTGGCGGCCAGCATCAAAGAAATCGGTGTGGCACAGCCTATTTTGATTCGGCCAGTCACGCCGACCGCAGAAGAGCCGCAGATCTATGAAGTCGTCGCCGGTGAACGTCGTTTCCGTGGGTCGCAAATGGCAGGCAGAACAACGATACCAGCCATGATTCGAATACTGACAGATCTGCAAGCCGCGAAGATTCAGATTTTCGAGAACCTGCACCGCGAAGACCCGCACGAACTCGAAGAGGCACTCGGCTATCAGGCGTTGATGCTCAGTCACGGCTACAGCGCAGATCAGCTGGTCACAGAGCTGAAAAAGTCCCGCAGCTACATCTATTCACGCCTGAAACTCTGTTCTCTGGCCGCGCCATTGCATGATCCATTTTTAGACGGGAAGATCGATGCATCAACCGCCCTGCTGCTGGCCAGAATCCCTGTGCCAGATCTGCAAGTGCAAGCGTACAAAGAAATAGTCAAGCCATCGTTTAAAAACGAACCGCTGACAGTACGCGAAGCACAAACGCATATCCGCAACCGCTACATGCTCGATCTGACAGACGCGATATTCGACATCAAAAGCGCGACACTGACAGATGCACCGGCCTGCGGAAAATGCCCAAAACGCACCGGCAACCAGCCAGAGGTATTCCCCGACATCAACCCCGATCTATGCACAGACCCTGACTGCTTCGCCAACAAAATCGGCGCGTCAGTAGAAAACCAAGTGCGCCAGTATGAGCGTAAAAATATACCGGTTTTCCGTGGCGAGGAATTTGCAGAGTCGCTGCAAGCGGCTCGTAACGGCAACGGTGAATACGTTATCGATGCGACATGGATTACGGCCTTTGCTCGCCATCATAAGACGTCTACATCGAAACAAGCTATCGGCATGGTCTTATCACAAGATCAGCTTGGCGAACCTGTCGCCTATGCCTTGTATAGCAGCAACAAGTTCACTCCGTTTTACGATAAGCATCACGTTCAGGCAGAGCTGGAAAAAGCCGGATATTGCGACAACCTGATGCAGGCGTTTGATAAGACAGCAGCCAGCCATGCCGATGTCTATGCGCCAGAACAACAGGCGACTACACCAGCAGCAGATGTTGTCATCGGCGGCGCAACGCTTTCAGCCAAACCAAACGACGCCTACATCGAGAAATGCCAGCGCGAAGATGCCGCCAAAGCTGAGTCGGTAAAGGAAGAACAATTCCGCGTCGCGCTCTACAAACGCATCCGCCTGACTGGTTTTAACTATCTCAACGTCGAATCTCTGCGCGAGATTGTAAAAAACCTTCTGACTTTCTTTGTTATTCCGGATGATGTCCTTGTCGACCTGTATCCATTCGGCAGTAGCAGTAATGAGGCTATCTGCACATACATCGATCAGTCCGACAAAGATACTGTACTGAACATCATGCTCGATCTACTCCTGGGCGGCGCATTACGCGTTCACTACCACCTGTCCTATACAAGAGAAGACTCTCGCATCTTATCCGGCATCGCCAAAGCCGAAGGCATCGACATCGATCAGTTCCGCGCAGATCTGGAAAAGCCGGTCGACGCCACACCCGTCAAACGCCCTACCCTGAGCCTGAAAAAGAAACCGTCACCGTCTGCGGCATGGCCATTCCCAACACAAAAAGAAAGCGCTGGTGCAGCATGAACACAATAGATAAAAAAAATGACCGCATTATGGTCGATCTTGAAACGCTTGGAAAACGTGCCGGTTGCGCGATTCTATCGATAGGTGCCGTTACATTCTCAGCCGAAACCGGCATTGTTGGCACGCCATTTTATATGGTAGTCAATGCAAGCTCTTGCGCACTGTATGGCCTGCACAGCGACCCTGAAACAGTTGCTTGGTGGGATGCGCAAAGCGATGAGGCAAAACGGGTTCTGCGCTACGCAGAAGATTATGAAACAAGCGCCTCGATCAAATTTGCTCTCGCGCAATTTAATGAATACGTTTCACAGTTCGACAACCCGGAAATATGGGGTAACGGATCTGACTTTGACAATGCCATCCTCATCGCAGCAATGGCGCAATGCGGCATCGAGCCAGCATGGAAATTCTGGAATAACCGCTGCTTCAGAACCCTGAAAAACATGTATCCAGAAATAAAAATGGATAGGCATGGAACACACCACAACGCACTGGACGATGCAACCACGCAGGCCAAACACGCAATCGCAATATTAAAACAAGCCGGATCGGTAGCAGGGTTCAAAGAAGCGATATCGACGTGGAAAGATGCAACACCAGGTAACGGCGAATCAAATATTGAAGCAATGATTCAGCGCATTAACTGGCTAGAAAACAACATCCAGCGCGTGGAAAAACTGTTGTCCGATGATGCATCTGCAATGAGTTTTCAAACGTTAGGTCAGTACCGTGCAGCGCTGATTAAAGCACTGAAAGGCGGTGCAGCATGAGTGAACATGACTTAATTGATCGGCTGGCCGCGGCGCTGGCCGAACGCACCAAACCTGCAATCCCTATTTCTATTGATCTGTGGGACATCTCAACCATTGCGCAGTTTTTGAAACGAAACGAAGCAGTGGTACGGGAGCGCATTGCCTGCAAACCTGATTTTCCACCGGCAATTAGACTGCCCACGGAAAAAGGCAAAAAAGGTCACCCACTTTACAAGGCGAAAGACGTGATTCAGTGGGCCGAGAAATATACGGAAAAACGTGCTTAATCGAGTCTGGCAGCCATATCAGCTGCCGACTCGTTGTAATACACCTGCAGCATCCTCAAATCCTTATGCCCCACCATACGCGCTAAGTCGAGAACATTCAGCTTCTTGGCCAGGCGCGTAATTGCTTCATGACGCGAATCATGAAACGTCAGATCCTCGATGCAGCATGCCGCACAAACTTTACGAAATAACGTGCTCAGGCTATCCGCAGTAAGCATGAATACAGGCGATTCCGGCTCTTCATCACTTTGCACCGGTAGATAACTGATCAACTCCAGCGCCCGCTTTGATAGCGGGACATCACGCTTACTTCCATTTTTTGTCATCGGAAGATGTGCTACGGCGCCGGAGATATGTGACGGGAGTAATCCGCATATCTCACCCTGACGCATGGCTGTCTCAATAGCAAACAGATAACAAACCGCCACGGCCTGCATTTTTTTCGAGATCGGCTCATCATTGAAATTGCAATACAAACAGATGCGCTCAATCTCATCTGCTGTTGGCCGCCTGTCCCGGTGTGCAGACTCCTTTGGCCGCCGGACATCTTTTGTCGGGCTTTCTACAATCCACTTCCATTCTTTCGCAGCAGTCGTCAGGACGTGTGACCATAAATTCAATATCCGATTGACGGTTGACCCGCTCACCGGTTTCACCTCTGGAGTGCCACGCATGCGCATATCGCGCCAGCGACCAATGACATCTGACGACATATCCGACAGCAACATATCCCCCAGCCGCTGACTATCCATCACGAAATCACACAGCGCAGATAGGCGCAACGCCTCCCACCGGTGGCCACGCTTATGCCTGGACACATCAATCTCATACCGGCGGCAGGCATCTTCAAACGTTCTGCCAGCGATAACGCCAGTTGCCACCTGGTTGCGTAGCTCAGTTTCACGCTGAGCCGCCCACGCAGCTGCCTGCGCCTTTGTTGCATGCGTTGCAGAGTCACGCTGCCCCTTAATGCTAATCTGTACCCGCCAGCCATTCGCCGTTTTTGTAAAAGATGCCAC